TTAGTGCTTGTGTTGCTAATTTGTTAGTTTCGTCATAAAACAGATAAGAATGATAATCTGCATAATACATTGTTTGAAACATATCCATTTTAGAATCATTAATTGCACCAATTGGTAGAGGAATAAGTTTATCTTTATTCTTAGCAAGGATTCTTTCTAGTCTATATTTTACTATATTATGTAATTCTTGAAATTGCTTACCTTTCTTAACTGGTGTTGATGGAACTGATGTTCTATTACCATATGTTCTACCATTGAAAGGTAATTTAGCTACATCTATACCTAGTGATCCTCTTTGTAGTGGCAATACTTCTATACCAAAAAAATATTTATCATCTAATGAATAACCTTCCCATGTTTCATTAACTTCATACCAAGATACAGTTTCACCTTCGCGTGGTTTAAAATCTTCATCAACTTCTATATATCCATCACTCTCACCAGTTACTCCATATTGATATAATTTACCAAGTTTCTTTCTAGCCTTCCAAGCCATATGTCTTAAAACATATCCAGTTGCAAACGGAGAAACTCTACCTGCTAAATTACTTATCAACTCATTATAACCGTTATTTATTATTTCATTACTTGAAAAAGCAATACCGGTGCTTGATTCAGAACTATCCCCCATACTACTTTCAATCCAATCTAATGCTTCTTTTGGCATTATCTCTCCAACAGCATCTATTATTTCAGAAGTTGTATATTTATAATCTACCCACGCTGCTTCTGCATCTTCAACAAATATACAATCCTGTGATGCTACATAGTTAAAGTCTAAAGGGTTTATTACATCAAAGTATGTCTCTTCTTTAAAGGCATCCCTATAAGTAAAGAATCTTCCTATTGTGATATAGTCAAAATAAGCTAATCTGTACTTTCTATCTGTTTCATTAAAGTATCTAATATAGTCTAAAGCTTTTTGACCATCTATTGCATCAGTATTAGGTAGTTGTTCTAATTTTTGTTTTATTTCTTCTGGTGAAGTTTGTTGATTATCTAATTCAGTACTAACTCCTGTAGCAGCTTCCATCTCTTGTCTAAATTGAGCTTTTAGATTTTCTAACATTAATCTTTGCTCCTCCTTAGCCCTTTCTTCTTCTATATCATAATTAGGATTTATTGCTTGAAACTTTGTTCCTCTTGCAATAAAGTCTCCAATATAAGCATTTATAACAGGCCCTATAATATCAAAATTTCTTATTCTTGCAGGATCACCTTGTAGTTCTGGTCTTTTTCTTTGTTCCTCCCCTAATGGATTTATAACATAACTGTAATCTTTTTCATCAAGATTTCCACCAGCTATTTTATATAATACTTCCATTTCACTTTTTATAGTAGGTGTTAATACACCCCTGCTAACGAAATGTCTCATTACTTGTTCACCCCAATCTTTAGTCTTCTGACCTCTAGGTATATTTAAATTAAGTTTCATGATGCTAATTTAGTTTTAAAGAATCTTGATATACTGGATTCGTCTGCACCAGTACTTGTTTTTACCTGATTGTATAGTAATTCTTTTTTATGATACATTCCAACTCTTAATGCGGAAACTCTATCGAAGTTTCCCTTTAGCTTAAATTTAATAAGTTCATCTAGTAATCCAAGGTCATAAATAAAATTTAAATTACGTAAGATTAAACCATCCTCTGTTACTCCCCTTTCTTCCATTAACCATTCTTTAAGAAATAAATTTCCAGTTAATATCTTAGTATTATTCTTTCCTCCAGACATTGACATTCCATAACTTCTTCCTAATTTGTTATTCATACCATCTGCCCAACCCAACTCAAATTCACTTTCTAAATATTTAAAGCATTCTCTATGACGTTTAGCATAACCAACTACATCACCTCTATCGTTTTCAAATCCTATTTTAGCATTATATCTTGTAGCTAATAAAAATAAATTTTCATTATATTCATCTAATCCAGTTCTTCCTACATAACTTGCAACTATAATGTTACCTTGTTTAAATCCAGGAACTACATTATTAGGATTCATTATTACATAAGCTGCTCCTAATGAAGTACTATCAGTACTTTCTTCTTGATCAAAAGGATCATGACATATAATATATAGATTTTCAGGAACTATACCATTTATTTTAAAAGGTGCAAAATATTGCATTATTCCACCTTTTAAGTTTCCATCTTTTTTGTGTGGAAATTCTGTAACTGGTATTAATGTAGAATCTGGTAAGAAAGAAACTTCACCATCTATACTACCTGATAATTTTCCTATTATTCCAAAACTACTAGCTTTTACTTGAGCATATCTTTTTTGTTCTCTTAACTCTTCTGTTGGAAATACATTACCTGATATTACAGAAAATGTTTCTTGCGGAGAATTAGAATGCTCTATTGTTCTTAATTGTATTTTCTTTTGATTACTTGAATTTTTAGAAAGATCAGCTTTTAAATCATTTTCAAATTTTAATGCACCAGTTATATCAGAATTACCTTGCGCATCGTAAAAACCTTCTTTATTAAGTTTATCAGGAAAATAGAAACTACAGAATGTGCCTTCACTAACTGTATCCCATTGATTTTCTAATCTTATAAATCCATTACTTCTAGGCTCATAGAATATATCTTCAAATCCTTGCCATTCATCTGCATCCGCACTACCTGTACCAAAAATAATCATTAGTCCAGTAGTAAACCTACCAGCACCTAACGATGGAAGTGTAGCTGCTATTGTTTCCTGTAAGTTAGGCCATGTACCTCCTTCTTCTAGCATTGCTATATCAGGGTCTTTACCTCTAATTGCACTAGGATTGTCTTTACAGGTTAGTCCAATTATTTGACTCTTAAATCCTTTTTCTACTTTTACACCTTGTATTATTTCTTCATAAGCATCTTTTTGATGAAGTTTCTTATCAATAGTTTTTATTCTATTCCATCCAGTGTGCACATTTACAAAGTCAATATAATCATTACACATATCCATTGTTCCCATAGGTGTAATATATTTCATTTCATATGCTGCTAGTACTCCTGTAAAACTAGGAACTCTTTTATACCGATTAACAAGTACTGACGCGTTCTTAAATGAAAATCCTTTTCTCCTTGCTTTAGCGACTAACATATGAAGTCCACCACCAAGATCATCTAAATGTATATTAACATCTAAATTTAATTGTCTGTATGCATCTACTACTTTCTTATCTATATCCTTATCAGTATAGCTTATACCATAAATATCAGGTATTCCTCTTTCAGCTATTTCTAATGTATGGAAATAACTATAGTCCCCATCCCAAAAATCTGGAAAGAATATCTTTTTCTTTGCTGCTTTACGAAAGTATTTCTTACTTACTGCTTCTGTAGGATCTTCATTTTCTTTTAATCTAATTTGATTAAAATTTAAATAATTATAATGATCCCCTGATATTCTAACTCCTCCTACAGAATATCCTTCTATACATCTTTTATTTTGTTCTGACCAATATTGATGATATTCAGAAAAAGGGTCTAAGTTTTTAGGTCCGCCTGGAAATGTTCCATACTTTTCAAAGTATCTAGCTTCCTCTCTGAATACTTCAGAGTTTATAAAAAACCCGTCTTTATTTCTTACACTACTCATCGTATACTAGAACCTGATGGGTCTTCAAATACATTCTTAATCTTCTGTCCTATTATCTTTCCACCAAAAACATTAGCTTTAACTTCATCTTGTAATTTTTTAAGATTAGCTATTACATCTCCTACTTCTTTAGCTTTAGCTAATATATGTTCAGGACGTTTTGTTAAATCCTTACTATTACTATCTGCAACAGAAGCAGCAATTTCAAATTGATTTATAATAAGTTCTACACTCATTAAAGCTATTTTTAGTAATCTCCATGCAGATGATTCTGAAAAAGGTTCACGAAATACTTCTCTAGCTTCTAAAATATCTTCATCTTTTAATGCATCCCAATCTTCTAGTTTAAAATGTTTTCTTATTGCTGCATCTCTGTCTTGCTCATTGTTTGGAAACCTAATTAAATAAGAACTCATATAATGTTCCATAAAAAACACATAAGCTAATTTTTTATTAGCTAGTTCTAATCCAGTTTTATACTGACCAGTCTCTTTTCTAGAACTTGTTATGATTTTATTAAATGCAGGAATTGTTTTCATTACTGGATTGAATGTAGGTATCCCATCCACCATTACTATCATATCTTCCATTACTTCTTTCTTTTTACTCTTTTAAGAACACCTATTTTATATATTCTATATTCTCCTTCTGGTTCTAGATTTTTAATATCTTCAAAACACTTATTAAAAAATTTTGTAATATAACTAGAAATCACTTTCTTATCTACATTATATTTTTTAGCTACTTCTGAATATACCTCATTAATATCTCCACCTCTTAAACTTACTTTCATATTTTCTCTCTTTAAATAAATATACTAAAATTTAAATATTATCTATACATTAAAAAAAAAGAACTATCATTTCTGATAATTCTTTCATTAAACAAACAACCCAAGATTATAAAAAGAGTATAACTAATCCTCACACTTCAATTATGAATACTATAATAAGGTAACTTTTCCACAAGTGCAACATTTAATTGCAAATTTATTTCCTCGGAAGTGACCTGATTCTGCTTTACAAGTATCACAGTATTGGAATAGATTTCTTCTTCCATTAGTATTTAAATCTATTAACACGTCAGAAGGTATTGTACTACTCTTCTTAGTTAAATCAATTCTTTTTTTAGGTAATATAAAACTAACTGACATTATTCTACATATATCATTCCTACATAATACTCTGGTACTAGTACATATTTTTCGTTATCTCCAGGAATTTTAAATAATACATCTTCAAGAGACTGCATTTGATCTACAATTGGTTTTGTTTCTAATAATACTTTATCACCAACTTTTACTGTAGTACCAGTTCCTATAGCAACTACTTCTAATGGAATATCAAAATTAATTCTTTGTTGTTTTTCTGGCAATAACATACCACCTGGACTATGTGTTTTTACTTCTACTCTTAATAAAATAGACTCTCCTCTTACTTTGTGCTTCATTTTATTACTATTAAAATTGTGATTAAAATTAAACTAATTACTAAACCTATTACTCTATATAAAAATGGCATTGCTTTTATAGATACTGAACTACTTGTTGTACTTTCTGCTTTCCACCAGTCTTTATATACATTGTTATCTATCTTATGTCGTGTATAATAGTATAACATATTATGCCAGAACCAAAAGGCCGGTAAGAAAGAGAGTATAGTAAACCCTACAATTCTTACATCTTCTATAATTACTCCCAGTAAAATAGATACTGGTATTCCTATACGTACTATAACAATAGGAATATGTTCGTTCCATGGAAAAGCGCCAGCCCCCTTATTACTAAATAATATACCTTGTTCTACACCTCTAGTAGCATAGATTACAATTAATGTTAAATATAATATTACTATCATCATTCATAATCTTTTAAAGTTGCCATCAAAGCTACAATTAAAAATATCATAAAGGCAATACCCATAATTGTTATAACTATATAATCTATTACTATCCCTATCACTATAAAGAATACAAAAATTAGAAATGGTGGGATAATTAATCTATTATTTTTTACAAACTTTATTAACTTTTTCATAGTCTTATTATTTAAATTTGATATTCTTGTAAATCTTTAAAAGCTTTTAACATCCCAATTGTATCATCAGTAGCTATTGAATTTTTAGCATTTTTAATACTATTTTCCATCATCATTGAAGCAAAAGCACCTGCATTTTTTGGGAGTTCTTTATACTCTTTTATAATTTCTTCTACCCTATCTATCTCTTTTTGTATTCCTTCTATTATATTCATAATCTTATTATTTACTTTTCATCTTTTATCCTAGACAATTCAAATCCCAACCAAAACCTAGCTTCTGTCAAATGTAAGTTGTACTCTTAGTTCTTTTACTTTTTGTATCATATTGCGTTTTCTCCTTTATATCTTCTTAATAACATTTCATTATTTATTCTTGCTGTAGTGCATTCTATTCTTACATGTACATCATCAATAATTTCATCAAATCCAGTCCATGTATCTGTATATATATTACATATATTAGCCATCTTAACTCCTTGTAATACTCTTGTAAAATTAGGTTCAGGTAATTTTATATTTAGTATTTTATCTTCTGTATTTTCTAGTTTAAATTCTTTTACTTTCTTTAATAATTGTAAGTAACTATAAATACAATTCTGATTGAAAAACTTCTTATAATTCAAATAATAATTCACTGTTCTCTAGTTTGTTTATTAATGTGTAACTTCTATACGTTCTCTTTGCATATTCTAATTGTTTGTGTCCAGAGGCTAAAGGACATTGAACATAATATACATATCGCATCTCTATTTTATCATATACTTTCAAGAGCACCTTATTACTTATACCTAATTCAAGATATATAATATATCTGGTTTCCTTTTGTACGGGTACTTTTACTTTTACTTCTATTATTTCTTCATTTTTAATTTCTTTATTTTTAAAAACTACTTTAGATGTTCCTAAACTAAACATAATCTTATACAGATTTAGGGTTAATTAATAATATATATTTTATTCCATTGTATCCAAATTCTTCATTTACTTCTTCATTAAGTTCTCTATGTACAATTTCAAACTGTTTATTTATTAATACAACTTCTGAATTTTCTGTATTAAGAACACCCATAAAGATACCATTTATCCCTTCATTTTCTTCTAATTTTAAAAAATTATCTATATCTCCTTTACAGCATCTATAGTTTAGTAAGCACCCA